TGCACAACTACTATCGGATGCAGGTATGGAATGCAGACCGGCGACGAATGATATCGTCACGGGAATTGCAAAAGTTGGGGCTTATCTCGCGGACCAACCTTCCCATGAGCACATCCTCACTGGCCTCACTCCGGGGCCGCTTTTGTATTTTGTCGATGATATGGACTTTATCACCGACGAGATTAGTAACTATTATTGGGACCGTACAAGCTCGGGCGAGCACATCGATAGACCGATCGACCGCGATGATCATGCGATGGATGCTATTAAGTATATGCTATCGCACCAACCAGAGGCAAGCCAGATAGAGATACCGAAGTCTAAGATCATTCCGAAATATATGTTTTGGATGGAGATGGACGACGATGGACGGAATGCAAGGAGAGCTTTTTAGCGAGGAAGAACTTCTCTCGTGTGAGACACACAAGGAGTTTTCAGATGGGCGCAAATATATGGTTCTGGCTGATCTACGTAATTACGCTGTTGTTCGGCGTATGGGGAATGAACCCTTGGCGGCCTTCAGGGCACCCATGGGCACCGTTCGGGGGATGGCTGATCCTGTTCATACTGATCGGGATTCTGGGTCTCCATGCTTTCGGGAGTCCAATTAGATGATACTTGCAGCCGCGGCCTTGTTGATTTTTCACACGGTTGACGGACACGAGGTTGCGGTTGCTCCACACCAAATTACTAGCGTGGCCGGTCGTAGGGACGGTGAGAAGAATAAGCACTTTCATGAAAGCGTTCACTGCGTGATCAGCTTAGTGGATGGGAAGCTCATAACCATAGCAGAAAGCTGTGCTGTGGTTTTAGACAAGTTGGAGGCCGCAAAATGACCGTATCATGCATCGATATCTCACATCATCAAGGTGACATTGATTTCGTGCGAGTGCGCAAGTCTGGCGTTGTGGCAATGATCCACAAGGCTACTGAAGGTAGCTCGTTTATCGATGACATGAGAGAGAACAACATTATAAATGCCACAAACGCAGGCATTGCATGTTGTACGTACCACTGGCTATCGCCGGGAAGCAATGTAGAAAGTCAGATGAAATTTTACCTCGACGTAGTTCAGCCAGTTCACGGCGAAAGGCTTGTGATCGACTACGAACAGGATGGATGCACGCTTAGTGACCTTAAAGAAGCTGTTCAGTATTTGTTAGATCAACGAAAAGATTACCAGATCACTGTGTACTCAGGGCATTTGCTCAAAGAACAACTCGGTAGCAAGAAAGATCCGTTCCTTGCTGAGAACACAGACTTGTGGCTCGCACAATATACGAGTGGCACGCCTTCATGGTCATACGAGACGTATCCAAGTTGGACGCTATGGCAGTACAGTGAAGAAGGTCAAATCGATGGCATTGATGATGCCTATGTCGATCTTAATCGGTTCGACGGCACGGACAAAGAACTCGTTGAGTGGATTTCGCCAAAAGGGGGGAGCATAGCTCCTCGGCCTGATCAGGATAACGAAGTTGTCGTCGATATCACCGCTCCTGACGGTGTTACTGTCACGGTCAAGGTTAACGGGGTTGAAGTTTCTTAGTGTGAGACACACAACATGGCTGACGAATACGACATGAACGACGATGATAGCCCAGAGGGCGATACGTTCGACGTGAACGATTTCATCGACGGGAAGAAGCCAAAAGAGAAGAAAGAAACCAAGGAAGTTCCGCCGTACCAAGTGTACGCGGATAGTAAGATTCCTGTGAGCAAGGCCTATGGCTCGCTGTGGCGAACCATGATTGATAGTTCGATGAAGGCAAACGAACTTATCTATGAAGCATGGGAGCAATGCTTTGCCTATTACAATAACCATCAAGTCAAAACCCAAGGGTCTTCGAAAGGCACATTTGCGCGAGGCGATGTTACCGAGAACGTGGTATATTCTAATGTCAACGTCATGCTGCCGGCGGTCTACGGACGGGACCCTGATATTGCCGTTAATACTACCGACAAGGAGGATGAACAATTCGCAGAATGCGCACATGCACTCCTGAACCAGTTGCTCAAGGGCAAGAACTTGCTGAACTGCAAGCCAAAAGTCAAGAAGGCTGTTGGTGTCGCGTTGATGACGAACTTCGGTGTGTTGAAGCTGGATTATGTCCTAAAAGCCGAATCGGCGGACTCGGCGATGGAGAGTTTGCGAGAAGTTACCAAAGAGATCGAGAAGGCAAAGAACGTAAAGGCCCTTGAAAGCGCCTATGGAAAGCTCCAAGCAATCGAAGGGGTGGTAAGTGTCTTTGAGCCGGGAGGACCGAAGCTCAGGAACGTAATGGCTAAGAACCTTGTAGTTGACCCAATAAGCGAAATGCCGGATGGGACAGACGCGGGATGGATGGCTGAGAGGTGCTTCTTACCGACTAACTTCTTGAAGCACAGGTTCACAAGAAAGGGTGAAGATAAGGACTGTTACTATTACATCTTCAAGCCCACACATAAGGCTGTATTTACGCATGGCTCAGGAAACTCCAAAGACGACGCCTATGGTCTGGTTCTGGAAACTCTTGGGGCTGAAACCTCACTCCAAGAGAACGAGGAAGTTGGTGGCTATAGGTCTCTCTATTACACTGAATGTTGGCTTTGTTGGGATAAAGCTACCAGACGAACTTCCCTGTTCGCCGCGGATGACTGGACTTATCCCCTATGGGTATGGGACAACTATACAAAAACTACTCGGTTCTTCCCATACTTCATCATCGGTTTCGGACTGTCTACTGGACAGACTACAACGGTGGGAGAAGTCTCGTACTACCTAGACCAGCAGGATGAGATTAATCAGATCAATCGTCAGGTTGCACGTATACGCAACTCAATATTCAATTTCTTCTTCTACAACTCGCAGAAATTGTCTCAGGCAGATGCTGAACTTCTCATGCAAGCAATCAAGAGAGGATTTGTCGATGAGCAATCAGTTGTCGGAGTCAAGGTGCCAGAAGGATCAAAAATCGGAGATGTCTTTGAAGCGCTCGCACCGCCGAGCCTTCAATATGAGGCTCTCTTCAATAAAGAGCCAACAATCAATTCGATCAACCGAATATCGAATACTTCGGACGCAATTAGAGGTGTGCAATTTAAAACTAACACAAACGAAGCGAGTGTCCAAAGCTATCAGGACGCAGCTCGTATGTCTGTTGGGGCTAAAATTGAAGTCGTTGAAGATGTCATGGCCGACCTATGCAAAGCTCTACTTGAGCAATGCGTACAAAACATGTCCAAACCCGAAGTTGAAGGGCTTATTGGTAAGAAGCTATCCGAAGGTTGGACCAACATGTCCCTTGAGGAATACAACAAGCGATTTGCCTTGGATATCGTCCCCGGAACTAGCGAGAAGCCCAATTCCGTCTTCAAAAAGAAAGAAGCCATCCAAGTCGCACAAGCCATTGGACAGTTCGCTAGTGCCGCACCCATGACGAGTATGAAGGTAGCGCTGAGAGTTTTAGAGCAGGCGTTTACCGAAGTTGTCATCAAGCCCGAAGATTGGGACTTGATGGAAAAAGAAATGGAAATGAATATGATGCGGGGCAATTCCACAGGGGCAAATGCCCCACCACAGCCCGGCCAGAACGGACCACCTCCACCTCAGCCGGGTGGTGGAGCACCCGCTGGGGCTGGGGGAGGACCACCCGGAGCATCCCCCGCTCCGGGTGGAGGAGGGGGTATTCCCCCCGAATTGGCGAACCTTCCGCCGGAGATCAAGCAGAAGGTTATGGAAATGCATGCGCAAGGCGCTCCGCCGGAGCAGATCGCTCAGATGCTGAAGCAAGCCGTTGCTAGCCAAGGGGGAGGCGCACCTCCTACAATGCAATAGTTGTGTGAGACACACAGGAGAAAAACATGGCAGGCGGACTAGACGGCGACGACAATGTAGGTATGGAAGTTATTAAGGATTCACTTGGTCTTACCAACGAGGACCTCGCTCCTGAGACTGAGAGCCTCGATTGGGGTGATGGAGAGAGCAATGAGGGAACAGATCAGTTTGAGGCAGAGCCGTCTCCTGAGCCCGCTCAACGTCAACAAAGGGAGTATGATCAAACTCGCGAGCAGCGTCAGCCTCAGCGCGCACCGCGCGAGTCAGGCGATCCACTTAAGCAAAATACGCTTAAGTTTGATCCACGCTCGACATTTAGGCAGGATCAAAAAGGGAATCTCATCGATACACGAACCGGGGAGCTTATTGCCCGTGCAGGGAGTGAAGCTCGCATTTATCAGCGAGTTCACAAACAGGCGAGCGATTACATACGTGCAGCAACCGGAAACATACAGAACCAGATGGCTGCGGAAAGAGGCAAGCTCAGCCGGGCCGTGGAAATTGGTCTTGGATTTGAGAAGGAGCTTAGCGAACTCAAGAGTTATGTTAGTCAGATCAATGCATATGAACTTCCCAAAGAGGGGCTTCTAGAAGCAGCTGGTCTGTATAAGCAAGCTCAGAGTGACCCGGTTGGCGTGTTAAAATCACTCTTGACACGCGCAGCGTTAAGTGGTATAGATATATCACAGTTGGGTATGGACCCCAAAGGTATGGACCCACGGACCATGATGGACATGGTTCGCAAGGAGATGCAGGCAGCGGTTAAGCCTGTGACAGAGTACACTACTCAGCAGCGTAAAGTCCAAGAGAACCAGCAGGTCGAGTCCCAATACCTCCAGCAAGCGGAGAGACAGGTAAACGACTTCTTTGGAAGAACGAGGGAGGCAATTCCTTTCACTCACATCTTCCATGCAGTCCTTTCACAACCCCGGTTTCAGAATATGTCACTGGGAGAAATCTGGGACAAGATACAACTTCACCTGATCAGGAATGGAATTGACCCCCGTCAACCTCCAACCCGAAGTCAGAGACAGCGGCTAAATGGCACCCAAGGTGGGCAGCGCCCATCTAGGAGTCTACCTAGTGGGCAGGGTATGGCCCCACAAGGTGGTGACGGGAATGGTAGAGGCCCCGCTGGCCCCGCACATCCCTCAATGTCATACGACGCAATCATACGGGAAGTATTGGGATCAGCCCGATAACCTTCTTGTGTGAGTCACACAGAGACGGGTGAAGTCATGGTCTTGGATACAATTATCCACTCAATGTTGGATAGGTCGCGGGCAAAGCTCATCATGGCTTCCGCGATCTCTGGCACCGTTAGTGCCTATCTCCACGCGAAGAAGCGCGTGGTGACGGAAGATGGTGGACCGCAGATCACCAATCCCCTAATCACTGGACTCAATCCGAATGTGCAATCGATGCAGTACTATGATACTGTATCGATCGATCAGACGAATGAATTCTCAACTGTCGAATACTATATGTCGAGAGTTGTGGGTTCTCTTATCATTTCCGATCAAGAAGAGGATGAAAATCAAGGACGTGCTGAGATATTTAAGATCCTTAAGGGAAAGATTCAGGCACTGGACGAGTCAATCAAACGAAAGTTTGCGACCTATCACACCTCAGTGGGTACAGGCTCCGATCCAAACGGCCTTGGTAATCTTATTCCTGCTGACCCTACTGTTGGTAGTGTTGGTGGTATTAATCTAGGCACCGAGTCCCAGTGGCGGAGTTCGAGCTATGATTTCAACGGGACACTTAGTCCGGAGAACATCGAGGAAGCCTTCGACGATATCCTCGAACTCGACCTTAATCGATCGACGGACGGGCAATCTTCTCCGCGACCCACGGTTATCTTTGCCGGTCGAAACATCTACCGGATGCACAAGGCTGCGGCGAGAGACAAGCAGCAAATTCAGCTCAAGGATTCCGGTACAGGCCGTAAGCTTGTCAACCTTGGAATTAGTGGCACCACCCACAACGGGGTTCCGCTCCTCTTTGATGAGAAACTTGCTTCAAATGACGCGTACTTTGTGAACGAAGAGTATCTCACTCTTCACGTTCTCAGAGGCGCAAACATGAAGATCAAGAAGCTGTCGTCTCCTTGGAACATGGATGCCACTGGCCGACGTGTTGTCTGGGAAGGTCAGCTTTGCTCGTGGAGGCAATACCGCACCCACGCCTATCTGACCAACTCGTAAACCTTCGGTTTACGTGTGTGACACACGGAGAGTGGTATGGCAATATCTGGTATCCTGAACGGCTCGCGACTGGCCTATGTGGTTGTCAAGCAGGAGGGCTCGGTCAAGAGAGAGAAGTCATTCTGGACCAAAGACGGGATCAAGAAGAATCTGGTAGACGAGGACGCGGGGTATTTAGTTTACTTTCCCCGTGGCCATGCCATCAGGATCAAGTCTATGGCGATGCTCAGACATTACCAGTTGCACAAAGAGCCAAAGATCATCCAGCTTGAAGGCTTGAATGATCCGAATAGTCCTTTGGGCAAGATGTTCATGTCGCAGGACCCACATCTCCGTCAGGCCAGTTACCACGAGCTTGAGCAAATGGTCATCAACCTTGCAGAAGCTCGGGGCAAGATCGAAGTAGGTGATTTTGTTCCACGTGACCCGGACGAAGACGAACGGGCAGCATAGGAGAGGATTTCATGTTTAAGGATCGTCAAGGCTTCATGCAGGGAATCAATATGTACGTTCCCGGTATGCAGTGGTCAACTTCTCTCAACATGAATGAGGGAAGCGTGTTCAGTCTGGGACGCCCGCTCGCCGCAGGCGGCCCTCAATCGATCAGTATCCCGGCTAATGCGTCGGGGTATTTGGCCGACCCGATTGTGTTCACCGACAGTCCGTATGGGCGAAACATTACGGTGGCTGTCACTTTGGCACTGACGGGTTCGACCTTGGTTCGCGTCTTCGGCGAAGATTACCTCGGTCAGCCATTGATGGAGGATTTCGTCGTCGCTGGTGCCACGGGGAAGAAGCCGTTCTACCGTATCCTCGGAGCGAGAGGCGCACCGGGCCACACCACTGCCGTCGCGACTGTGACTGTGGCACGCGGACCAAACCTCGGCTTGCCGTTCAAGGCAGCAATCGAGTGGGCCAAGGAAGCGAATGCCCATATTGACTTCGCGTTTGCGAAGTGGGTAGCTCCCGACCTTACCGATCCACCGACGGCTACCTCCGGCGATCCGAGGGGTCAGTACATCCCCACAGCAGCACCTGACGGGGTGAAGGAGTTCGTTGTCAGCCTCAGGGCTGATAGCTCAATTAACGCCAACAACAACGGCGGGTTGCACGGCATCAGGCAATACGCAATTTAGTGTGAGACACACAAGATGGCCAAGACAATTCGAGAGATCGTTACAGACGCTCAAGAACTCCTTGGCGACGTTCCGGGTGCAGGCGTGCAGACATACGCTGACGATCGTATGTTTCGCGACTGCATCCGAGCGTTTAACATCTTTCACAAGAAGTATCCGTGGGACCAGTTTGTAAGTTGGTCCTTGGTAGCTCTCGATGGAATATCGGGTAAGATTGTTGATCCGATATTTCAACACTTGAAGGACTTCGAGGATATCTTTTCGGTATTCCCTGAGAACTCCAACTTTGAGATTCCGATCTTAGATCGACGACGCAATCCTAACTCGCTCAAAGGTACGAGTGCTTTGTTCTGGACGGCGCTTCCTACGATTGATCCTGATTATCAATATAAGCGCATCCAGATCATTCCTCCGACCACAACTGGCAAAGTGGTTATCGCTTGGCGACATTATCCCAGAGACTTCTCAACGGATGGTAAGATCAATCCGTGGGACTGGGACGATATCATGGACCTCGACGAGGACATGCTCACCCATGCAGTTGCGTGGATGACGCTATCAGGTGACGACATCAATGCCGGAGCGGCTTCGGATCAGCAAAATCTTGCAGATGATAGGTTCCAAGAGATCACTGGGAACCTAGCACGCAGGAAGATTACCCCGAACAAAACGGGCGGCGGAGTTCCATACAACTGGTATCCAACAAGTCCTGTGTGAGTCACACAGGAGGCTGCTCGTGGTTCGTGCGTTTAAAAAGCCTAAAGGCCCGCGTAAAGCTTCGAAGATGGATTCGACCACGCTGAGGGGTTTCGGCGGCGGCTGGAACTCCATCGACGAAGACTTGTCTATGAAGCCAAGTTTTCAGGTCTCTCTTATTAACTTCCATCGGACAACCTCTGGTGCGCAGGCTGTACGATATGGGCAGTACTTCAATGCCGATATCAAAGACGTACACAATTCTCCAATCATCGATGGGATATATTACAACTCGTGGAACGTCGTGTTCTGCGAGGATGGTTATATGCTGAAGGTTAACGAAGACGGTAGTGTGAAGACTGTAATCTGGGCAGGGTTTCCCTTAGGGTCAGTTCCGGGTGGACCTGTGTTCGAACAGGTTAGCTTCGTTCCGTTTAAGGATACCTTGATCGTCCATACTGGGAAGACCAAGCCGCTAGAGGTTAAGCCAGATATGACTGTGGGTTATCTGGGCGATCCTGTGGGCGGCAACGCGCTGACGCCAATAGGTAAGTATGGTTGTGTTGCGGCTAACTATCATTGTGTTGCGCACATCATTGAAACAGCACTTGTGCCTCCAGTGACGGGCTCGATTGAGATTGTAAACAGAAAGCCGACAGAGATTTATATTAGCTCCAAGGGTACATCTGGGGTGTTTCCCGGAGACGGTGAGCCAAACGACTCCATATCAATTGACGTGGGAGCTTACGCCCCTGAAGGTGCTGCTGAGATAAGAGGCATTGCTGGCTTTAGAACATACTTGTTAGTGTTCCTTCAAAATATCACCCTTCAGGTCAAGCTTGGAAACTACAATGAGAGTGATGAACACGTACCCGTGTTTCCTGATACGTTGCCTCAGTTTGGTATTCTAGGTAATCGCACAATCGTCACGGTCGAGAACGACATCATGTTCTGCGGCCTAAATGGTTTGGCTAGTGCCAAGCGCAACTTGTACGCTCCTGACTCTCTCAGTTCAGACTATCTGTCAACCTCTGTTGCACCGACGTATAGGAAGATCGTAGGTGCGCTCACAGACGAAGAGCAATTGACGTTATCCTTCGCAGCATTTGACAGACTGAACAATGACTTCTTGCTGTTCATGCCTCAAGGTCGAGTGCTGTGTTACACGTTCAATCCACGGTTGAAGATGCATGCTTGGTCTCAATATGAAGATATGGACTGGGCTTCTGGGTGGACGAGCGTTTTGGGTAGGCTGTATCTGACCAAGGGGACCAAGATATTCCATTCAGGTAATGGTACGTTTGATGGGGAGAACCATTACGCAGACAAGCTTCATGATCGCGATGCGACATACACAACTGGCGTCATGACGATCACTCCTAACATGTTAATCTATGATTCCGTCACCAATGAGGTATATGAATGGGTAGACGATACGACGTACTCGAAACCGGCTGGACTCACGTTCGAACAGGAACGTGGCAACAACCCGGACAAGTGGATTTTGT